CGGCGGCGTCTAGGGTCAATTCTTGCGGCGTTAAACGCAACATAATTTAGGCTCTACTTTCTTGCGTGTTTTCTTCGTACATTACGTCGGTTTCCTCGGGCATAAGTGTTTCGCCCAAATAGTCGTCCACGTCGAATTTAACGTAGGTGCCGCGCGGTAGCACGTTGTCGCTCGACAGCGTTTCCGCAATACAATCGGCGTAAATTTTCGCACCAAACATATATAGATCCATGCGAGCCTGTTCGCTCGATTGGTAGCTGTATGCGCCGGTCGAAACGCCAACAAGATACGGCGGAATATTCGCAAGGCGCGCCATTTCTAACGCCTGATAGTTAGCGGCCTCAATAAGTAGCATTTTGTCCGGTGTAGCCGTATTGGGGATTACCTCTACAAATTCGTTTACCGCACTTGTCGAATTTGAGAGGCGCGCATTATCAAACGCGGCGGCCATATCGGCTAGCTCTTGCCCGGACATGGGTTCGCCACCAACTTGGCGCAACGTTAAAGCGGGTTGCGTTGCTTGTGCGTTACGCAACCGGGCGCGCTCTAAACGCAATGCTGTTTCGACAGCTTGCGGGCTTGTGTAGTTAAGGCCCTGAATAGGTGAAATAAATTGGATTACGTCCTCATGGCGGATTGGCAGCCCGTTAAACAAAATTTGTTTGGACGGTGCGTAAAAAATTGGGCCGGCCTGATCCAACGTAGTAACCATTGCCGACGGAAGCCGGGTAAACGACGAGGGAAAGCCGTCGCTAGTGCGCTCGACAACGTAGAGGAAGCCTCGTTGCGTAAAAAAAATATCGTCGAATAACCATGCGAATAGTGTTGAGTTTGGAACGGATTTATCGAGGCGGCGCAACCATGAGCGCGGCGCCTCGGGTACCTCTTCCATTTCCTCGCCGTTCCACATTTCTTTATACATTTTGAGCGGCATACACGCGATAACCGACGCCAACAAATCACGGCTACGCGAAATCGCCGGGACCGACATAGCTTTTTGTCTCGCCGTGCCGTCCACATAGGCGTAATAGTTTTGAATTTGGCTAGCGCCCGCGTTGCTACCCGCGGCAGCTTTAACGGTGCGCGCCGGTTCCGGGTTTCTTCCAAACAATGGCATAAGCCAAGTGTGCCACATAAAACGGCGGTTTGGTGGCACTAGCCGCCCCGCACTTATCCCCGACAGATAGGCCGACGGCTAGCGCCTCATTTACCTTAGCGGTTTGCGGATACAACGACGGGCTTACCGACTAGTTGCGGTTTGCTTGCGAGCGCCGCCGCCCAAACCATACAACGGGCAGCTTCGATAGGTCCGGGCGACCGTTGCGACGACAACGCAACGCTTCCTTGGTGCTTGACTAACACGGCTCGTTCGCAATGCTCGACTAGTAACAGCTCGCCGTTGTGGCAGATCCGGTTTTCTATAACCATTGCTTTTACCGCGGCCGTCCACTTTAAAAGCTCTTTATAGCCCACGATTGTTCGCCTGTGTTCGTGTTGCGGCGGGTAATGGATTTCTAAGCTTGGCGTTATCGCTATGCGTAGCCCGGGGTTGGCGTCGATTGTGTCGCCCATTTTCGCCCATAATTCGGCCATGGTTGCGGCGGTAAACGCCACCGTTACGTGCGTTTTGCGACCGTTAGCGACAGCTCTAACCGCTACGTACCGGGTGTCGTCTAGTGACGCCTCGATAGCGAGGACGCCGCCGGCGGGTGCCGGGTCGTCGGTTTGTAACGCGGCAAACACGCCCGGTTCTAACCATGCCGTCGTCGAGGCTTGCCATAGGTTCACCGACGAGCGCAAAAAGGCGGCCCGGTTAGGTGCTTGGGCTTCCGCCTCAATTACCCGCATTTCCAACGTATGCCCTAACGCCGGGTTGGCATAAACCCAAGCGGCCGGATCCATTGGGTCCAACGAGCTAGGCGGCGAATATTCCGCGAAATACAACGCGGTTTGTTGCCCGCTATCTATTGCTCGTAGCCCTTGGTCACGCCACCGCAACATTGCGCGGCTATCTTGCGTACCGGCTGTCGAGGTCATTAACAGCATTGGGTTTTTACGTGCGCGTTGCGACGGTAGCAAACCCTCGTCTATGGCGGCCTCGGAAATATCCCAAACCTCGTCGGCAATAATCAAATCGCACGAATAGCCGTGTCCGGCTGACGGTGTAGCCGCCCTGATATGCCAAACGGATCCGTCGGGCATAGTAAGTTTTTGCCGGCCGTAGGACCACGACACAACCGCCCCGAACCGGTCCGCCAAAATCGGGGCAAGATACGTAAACAGCGCCGTAGCCAAATCGAGCTTGTGGGCCGTCGTAATGACCGTTTGAGGCTTGCCCCGGTACTTTCCTTGGGTCGCAAGAAACCACCCCAAAAGGGCAGCGTTTAGGGTCGTTTTTCCGTTCTGTCTAGCTACGGACACAAGGCCAACACGGTGTAACCAATCCCCGTTTGCGTCAAATGCCGTAATACCGCGCAATACGTGAAGCTGCCACGGCATTAGCTCGACGCTTAACACGTGTAAAGCAAAGTCCGCAATATCGCCGGACCAATCCCCAAAACCACTATGGGTGGTTGTTTCCAATCGCGGACGGTTTCGGCCGGTTCCCGCTGGTTCCCGCCAATCCGCGCCGGTTATGGCTAATTCCGTTTCGGATATAGGAAATAGAGCTTGCGGGGGCTTCGTCCGCTCACTAAAAAAACGCTGTGAGTGTTCGACCTCGTTAAACCCTTGTGGGTGTTGGGTTTGCGCTTGGTGCTTGGCTTGTGCGTAGCGTTGTCCTCGTCGAGCGTTACACGGTTTACACGACGGTACGAGGTTGTCTAAGGCGTTGGATCCGCCGGCGTCTGTTGGTTGTAGGTGGTCCGCTTCTGTTGCGACAGCTTGGCCGCACCAATGGCAAGGCGGGTCATCAGCTAGCAAACGGGCGCGGTTCTTTTTAAATTCGGCTTGGTTGCGTTGTTTGCTGTTTGCGTTTGTGGGCATGGTTGCTCACGCCCTCGCTTCGCTCGGTTGTGCTGCCGCGCAAACGTTCCGTTTGCTTGGCCTCGGGGTTATGGGCGTGTGTTCCATGTCGGGTCCGGTTCTTGTGCGTTGGTTTGTTAAACGTTTGTTTGTGGCCGTCGAGCGTGTTCACGAGGGTTATGGGTTCTCGACGACCACGACGCTAAGCCTAGTGAGGTAATGCCCGCCCACGGGGTAGCCTCTTGCCCGTTCCCTATTGCCTATTTCAAACGTCTGTTTACGTTTAGCCCGGTCGCCTTGCCCAAACCATTTCGTGTTGCCTGTTTCGGGGCGCGACCGTCTACCCGCGCTTCCGCGTGTTCTCGCCCGCCCCATGCCACCGGGGTACGCCCATGATTGTTATTTAGTTGTCGCGGGCTGTTAGCCCAAAATCCTTTTAATGTCGGCCATGTCGGACGGCCGCCAAACGTATTTGTATACCGGGAACGTGTCCGGCAGATTAGCTAGCCACGTGTCTTGACCTTTGGTGGTTGTTCCGGTTTCGCGTTTCAGCTCGGCAAATATCACTATTCCGGCCTTGGCTAAAACTAGATCCGGAAACCCGCTGTCGCCCTGAACGTTGGTAGCCCATGAGCCGTTACGACGCATAGCCGGTAAATCGTGGTGGACGAGCCAACCGCGCCATTTGGCAAGCTCGATAACCGTATTTTTAAATGCGGCTTCCCTCACGCGTCTGCGTCCTTTTTGAGTGCGTCTATTACGCGGTTTGCGTCCGCTACGGTCAGCGCCTCGGGTACTTTGCTGTCGTCGTCTAACAACGCTTGTACGTAGTTAAATAGCGCTTCCTCGTCTAAGGACAGCTTTTTAGCTAGCGATTTCATATAGGCAAGCTGTTTAGGCGTGATTGCCTTGGATCCGCCAATCGTGGTTATTTCGCCTGACCTATCGACCGGGGCCGGCCGGGGGGCGGCGGGCCTGTCCGGTTGGTCGGCACGTGCCGCTACCTCGTTTTGGCTTGCTATCGACTTGTTTATTCCAAAACCCATATAGCCCAAGGCGCGTCCGAGGGCTGAGGTCATGCCAACCATAAATTCGCTGTTTTTCGTGTATGGGGTTTTGCCCGGGTATGGTTCGGCAGCTGTCGCAATCGCGGGTATTGGGTCGTTAGCGTCGCGCCACACGGTAACGGTACACCGGTAGAACGTCGAGCCGTCCGGCATGGTTACTACTTGTGCGTCGGTTTCTTGGATCCGCAAATCGGGGTATTGCTTTAATGCTTCGCGTAAACGGGTTGGTACGTCTACGTAGTCGCCAATGTTAAATGCCATGTCGGGCCGCCTTTCGTGTCGGGTTTTATACGGTATGGCTTGGGTGTAATGCTGTTGGGCCGTCGTATAGTGCGTTGGTCATCAAATCCATAACCTCGGTTGGTTCTAAGAGCCAACCGCGGGCGGGGTTGTTTGTTTTGTTGCCAAACGTCCGTTTTGTTTCATTGTTAAAATAGTAAGTGTTTCGACGCAAATACCGTTTGAGGCGCTGAACGTCGATAATCACAAATGCGCCGTTAAGTGTGTAAACGTAAACCCACCATGTCGCTTTTGTCGTGTTGATACCGGACAGCTGCCAGTTATTGGTTTTGGCGTCTTGGGCCGGCAAATGCTCGGTTTCTACAATCATGCGGCCATTGCGGTAGCGGTCCGTTTTAACCTCAAACGAACCGGATCCGATAGCGGCAAGAAACGAGCGGGTTAAAGCTTCGCCTTGTTGCCCGTACTCTTTGTCGAGCGCAAATTGGGTTGGCGGAATGTCGTATTCCGGTACGTATTCGGCGCGTCTAATCATTGTTGGCGCCCAACGCCTCTAACGTATCCATAATCGTTTTCCAGTAAATGGTTTGACCGCTCATATCAAAGTCGAAAGCCATGTTTTTTAGGCGTGTGATTAGCTCAGCGTTTGGGTTTACTGCCGGTACGTGTTGAGGCCGGCATATTTCGCTAATGAGATTGGCAAACACGTTTGAGTATTCCGGGGTCATTGTTCTACCGCGATTTCCAAATGGGCGATAAGCGCCTCAAATTGTTTTTCGCTACACACGGAACGTAACGCGGACGCTAGGTATAGCGCGGTTTCGTCACCGTAAAGCTCGGTCGCTAATGCGACAGCTTTTTTTACTTGTTCGTATTCTTTGTCGGGTGCCATGTCGGGTCCTTTCTTAATTGGCTGTTGCCCATGGTAGCCAACCGCTGTTGCGCCAAATGGCAACCATGGCGGCGGCGTTAATTTGTGGATCTAAAAGCTGTTCGCACGTGTCCAAAATGCCCTTGGCCTGTAACCAACCGGTAGGCCAGTATTTTGAGGGCCGGCACCAAAAGTCATTGAGCTGCCAAATTCCGTACGATTGGCCTACGGTGTCGGCCTTGTTATGGGCGTCTGACCAACAACGGCTCTCGCGTCGAGCAACCTTTATAGCCGTGGCAAGCTCGGTTGTTGGTAGCCCGGCCGCAACCGCTAACACGCCTACTTGGGCGCAATTCGTCGTTTTAACGATTGGCCTAGTGGTAGGTACTGGCGGCGCTGTAACGGGGCTGTACGGGGCTGTAAACGCGGTTTCCGCCAATCGTGGAACCTCGTTGGGGCCTTTGTGAAGCTGCCCAATCGTCATAGCGAGCATTGCGGCAACAAATCCCATAGCTGTTTTGGTAAGAATGTCCACTAGTTAAGCCCTTTCGCATTGGTACGGTATGCCCCACGAGCCGGTAGCGGGGCTTCTAAACGCCATTTGGGCGTGTAACGTTTTGCCGGTTTCCGGGTCCCGGAATAGCTGAAACATAACCTGTTGGCCTGTTTCCAAGGTTGTTAGATAAACCTCGTAAATAAAAGTTTGCGGTTCGTTTCCCATAACTGGCCTTTCTGTCGGTAATTCGACCTTAGGCAATCCGTGGCGTTGAGTGGTGGATTTAACCAAAAACCTTTATAAATACGGCTTTTACGGCCTCGGGGTTGTCGGCCATGCGCGGATCTAGCTCGACGTGATACCACGTGCCGCGAGGCGCCCCGCTAATAGTTTTAACCGTGTACTTTTCCCATGTTTGACGGTCGCAACGCCAACCCGCACCAAACGGAATAGGGAAATAATCGTAAACGGCTTGTATTCCAAATTCGTTTGCGTGTTCCAAAATCTTATTTATGACGGCCCTAGCGCCTTTGCGGTTAGCTGTTGGGTTCTTTTCCGTGGACATAAACGAGGCGTCGATAGCCCGTCCGGTTGCGTGGACGGACAACGTACCGGGCTTTCCTTTCATATCGCGCCGGCCGTAGCTGCCATTATTCCAAATGGCCCCGTTCGATACCCGGACAAGCTGCCTAATAAATTCGTCGGTGCCGGGTCGTGGACCTTTTGCGGGGCCGTCGCTGTTACCTATGTAATCCCGGGCGTTTGGTACACCGGGTTTAGCTTTCGCAAACGTCATTTACCGCGCCCATAAGCCGGGTCGTTTGGATTGGCCCAACGCATAACAACCGGGATTAGTGCGGCCACGGCAGCTTTAAGCCAATCTTGCGGATCCGTGTTACCCGTCGCATAAACAGCAACCGCGGCGGCGATAGCGGAACGTGCGTAGCTTGCCAACATTGCCTTAGTTTGCTTATTCATTGTGGGCCTCGATATGTCCGTCTATTTTCTGCTCAATACGACCTAATGCCCGCTGTACGGATCCGTGGTCGGCTCGGTTTTCTTTCGCGTATTTACCAATAAGCGCAATGACCAAACCGAAACCGCCACCGATAAAAGCCACCACAATCTCAGTAGCCACGACACGTTACGCCGCATTGTCGGGCAATGGTTCCGGTTTTGGTTCGGGTGGCGCCATAAAATCGTCGACAGCGGGCAAATAAATAAAACCTACGCCCGCGTAAATTTTGCCCGGCGTATTAAAAAATGTTTCTACCCAATTGCCCGGATACCTTTCGGGATTTTCCGACATAAATTCCGCCGTCACTACCGCAACATAAGTAACTATGTTGTTTTCGTCAATTTGGGCAAAATACTGTTCGCTACTCATGCCTTAAACCTCACGTAAATAATGCCGCTGCCGCCCGAACCCGACGTTAAAGCGGCATGGCCCGCACCACCACCACCACCACTATTTGCCGTTCCACTTGTACCAACGGCATTACCCCCGCCCGCGCCACCGCCACCAGTACCGCCCGCACCGCCCGTAACCGAACCCGAACCGCCACCGCCACCAGCTTTATAAGTTGTTCCCGCCGATTGGCCAAGCCACGTCGAAATGTCTTTACCGGCACCACCGGCCCCGCCGGTAGTACCCGAACCGTTGGCGCCTTGCGCCCCGGCACCACCACCGCCGCCGCCGTTTGTGTCGCCCGCGCCGGCGTCGCCGCCCTTATATCCGTAAATGTTATTTGTTCCGGTTGACGCGTAACCGTGAATAGAGCCGGCAGACGAACCAAAAACGCCTATTGCTTGCGAAAAATTGTTGCCATATAAAACACTTGTACCGCCGGGTGCCGCAATAGCAACGTTACCGGTACCGACGCCGATACTACTTGGATAGCCAAACGTGGCTTGTACGTTGTTTGTTGTTCCGGCTGCCCCTGCCCCAACGTCGACCGTATAACTACCGGCCGCTAAATAAATGGTTTGTTCGGCAACAGCACCGCCCGCACCACCGCCACCGCCGCCACCTACCCAACCAATACCGGCTGAACCGCCGCCAACGAGCAACACGTCGAACAACCCGCCGGCCCCCGACACGGTTAAAGTGCCGTCGCTCGTAAACGTCAACAGCGTGTAATTAACGCCCGAAACAGTAATTGACGAGCTACTACCGCCGGTTGCTACCCCGTAATTGGCGCCGCCTGACCCGGGAAAAAATATTGCGGCTGACGCCGAGGTAAAAAATAGCGACCCGCCCCCCCATTGCGCCAACGCTAACGAACCCGCCGTTGTAACTGTTGCCGTACCGGCCGTAATCGTACAAGTACCCGCCCCGATATTGTGGATCCACACGCTGTCGCCGGCGCTAAAAATGCTTGTATTAACCGTAATGGTTGTCGAGCTTGCGCTATTCATTACGACGCGCTTTCCGCCGTCTGACGCAACAAGGGTATAACTAGCGGTTTTATTTTCGACCGGTACGTTAAACGTCGAATTTAATTCCGACGCGGTGAGTACGTCGCCGTCTACGAACGGGTACGGGGTAGTTGCCATGGTGCCTAGCCTAATACGTTTGTCGTTCCGATAGTGCCATATACCAAGTCGCCTAGCACCAATTGGTACACAATTTGGGTAGGTGAGGTAAACAGCCGGACCCGGTGGCCGGTACGGAAATCTAGGTTATGTTCTATGCCCTCTACGGCTAATTCTTGCGCTAATTCGGTAGTGCCTACGCCGCTGTTAAACGTTTTTTCTATGGTTACGGTGTCGCCAATGTCGATAATTGCCACCGCGTCACGTTGGGCCGTTGTGAGGCTCGCAAACGTGGTTCCGACGCTGTTATAGCGGGCTTCGGGTTCGCCGTCCAAAAGGTAATCGGCGGCGTCCTGTATCTCGGTAGCGTCGTGTAACAAGCTGTTAGTAATCGAATTGGTTTGGATAAAATATGTTGCTTGGCTTGTGAGGTCGTCGGCGGTTGCCTCGGTTCCGTCGAGGCCCTGAACGTAGGCCCTGTTGGTTACGGCGTCCGCCTCAAAGGTAATGCCTAGTTCGTCGTACGGTATACCGGTGCCGTCGTCGTGGAAATCGGCTACGGATCCGCTTATCGTGGCAGATATGCGCTGTTGGAACGTTAAAACGCCGCTACGCGACATAAAGAGCCGGCCGAATTCGGCGGTTTGGTTTATTTGGCTGAGATAGCCGAGGACGTTTGTTCCGGCCGGAATTGTGTAGGCGGCGTCGTGGCCGAGGTTTACGGTTCCGGGGTCAATGTTGCGGGCGGTTGGCCCGGACGGATAATCGACTTCGGGTAAATCCAATATGGTTTCGATACGTTCCCCGGACGTTTCCGGATCCGGGTTAAATTCGTCGATAGTGGTTTGCGCTAGCAAATAAAAATTGTCGGCGCAATACACGGTTACGGTGTCGAGGCCGTCTAACGAAAAATTGTAATCGTAATTAACGATTTTTCCGCGAAACAAAAATTCCTCATTATTGCTTACGTCGTAGCGCACTAGCTCTACCTCGCGCAATGGGGCTAAACCGGGTTTAGCTAGTGGCGTGTCGTAGTACGGGCTGTTTTCGTCGAACGGCGAAAAAATGCCGGTTGTGTCTTGGATTGTAAACGACATGGTTCCGGCGGCGAATTGGTCGCCGCTGTCGCGTCGGCCTCGTCGAACATTGACGTTTAGGCAGCTGTCGAGGACCGAGGCGAATTCGGTTGTTCCGCCGAGGACGTATTGGGTATTGCCTAATACGCCTTTTGTGCTGTCGCCAAGAGTGAAACCGTCTTGGATAAATCCGGTATCTATGCGTAGGTCATAGTTACCGGCTTGGACAACCGAGGTAGCCATTTACGCAACCCAAATATCGGCGGGGCCGTTTTGGCGGTTAAACGCTTTAATTCCGTTAATTGACGCTTCGCCAATTTGGGCGGCCGTAGCAAATCCGCCGTTAATGTTTATGTTGTACGTGTCGCCGCCAATGCCGGGCAAGCCTGAGAAATCGAGGTAGC